TGCTTGTCCCCATGATCCATTACCAAGATTGATCATCAAAGGTGCCCAAACTTGCGTAGCATAATGATAAACGTAAATTATAACATTCTTGCCACTTGCAGCAGACACGGTTACGTGAAGAAATCTTTGATTCTCTGTCGCATATCCGTTCCTACCCTCTGTACCAGAGGCTAAAGTTGCATCTAGATTCCCAACAGTACTCACAGTCATAGCAGCTACAGTACGCTTTTGATTAGCATAATCATCTGGTATTCCTTCGTATAGTGCTTTTGGGGTTCTTGTTCTCCCCCAACTAGTATATTTATGTGCCATATTTTGTCTCCATCATTGCCTTCCTTTAAAACGTGCTACAAGCCGCATATATTTCTGGGTCTTTAGTGGCATCTCCAACAAACGCCACCCTATCGATACCAGCAATCTCAAATGTCCAAACTTGATGTTGTTCGGCGATGGTTTCAGAATTGGCAGTAGTAACCGTTGCTTGGTACCAATTACCATCACCACCATGTACCATCAGCGGAGCCCAAACTTGAGAATAATAACTATAAACGTAAACTTTGATTGATTGGGCTTTGGTGTTATAATCTGCTGCGTCTGCGTTTTCTGTCGTAGTATTACCAGTACCTTTAATTATTACATGGAGGTATCTTTGGTTCTCTGTTGCATACCCATTTTGTCCTAACGTAGCAGATGTAAGATTCGCACTTAAGGTGCCAACACTATTAACAATTGGAACTTTGCTTGCTGATCTTTTGATGCTAGCATAATCATCCGGTATTCCTTCATATAATCCTTTTGGACTTCTTGTCCTGCCCCAACTAGTATGTTTATGAGCCATAATTAATCTCCAATCTTCTATAAATAGTCTATTTCTTACGTTTTGCGAGTTCTTTTGCCCTTCTTCTATCAGAACGCTTATTTCTCTTTCTTCTTTTTTCAGAGGGCTTCAAGTATCGCTGTTTTTCTCGGTACTCATCAAGAATGCCAAGTTTTTTGACTTTTTTGTTGAATCTTTTAATTACTCTTTCAATGTTCTCGTTCCGTCTTGGGTAGACGACTAAATTCGTTGGCATTATTTCTTCTCCATCATCTTGCTAAATATCGCTGAAGCTTTGCCGCTAAATATATTTGATATATCCACCCCAGGATCATTAGGAGCCATCCCAGACAATGGGCCTTGGTGCCCTCCGCTTGAAGGTGCAGGCGCAGGCGTTGTTCCTTCAAATAAGTTAACGCCGTTGTAAGCCTCGTTGCCTATAGAATCAAGAAGCTTTTTCTTTCTTTCAATAAGCACCTCTTTATTTTTAGTGGAAGAAGCCGCTTTTGCTCTTGCCATCCACTTTTTTTCTGCTGTTTCTTTGACAACAGATTTTTGTGGAGTTGCTGATAAGCCATTAGCAACTTCTGATATGATGTGCGATAGGGCACCTTTCTCTTCAAAGATAACCTCTTTTATACACTCTTTTATAAGTGGCTTCAAAACCTTCTTTAAATCATTTTTATTCATTAGTCTCTCAATATTTTTTCAAACAAATTATCAATAATTGCATTTGTTTTTTCATTTATTTTGTTTTCATATACCCTGGAGCCTATGGATACCTTTTTTTCAGGGTAGATATATGCATTTGGTGTTGATGGTTCTGAAACAATATCGAAACAGATTAATTCAAAATCTTCTTGAACGATTGTGTTCCCCATGCTTTCCTGCACAGAGCCTAAACCACGGGATGATATTCCAAGTTTAATCCCAGAGTTAATTAAATCTTTTAAAATTCTACCAGAAGGAGTATCTAAAACTTTAATCTTGCCCATTACATCATTGCCTTCCCACCACATATCTGTGACGACATGAGATACGTTTCTCAAATTGATAACTGAATCATCTGGATGATCAAGTTCACCAAGTGCTCTATTGTCCTTGATTACATTCATATAATTTTTAATCTCTTTTTGAAGAACTTTACATGGATATATTCTTCCGTTTCCGTTCTTCTTTTCGCAAGTCTGTAGCCTTCCTGAGAGATACAGTGCGCCATTTTCAACTTCTCTCTTTTCACGCTCAGTTAGCAAATCTTGGCAAATGCCATCTTTGCATAATTCATAAAACTCTGTTAGAAGTTGTTTTACTGCCATCTGTTTCTCCTTCTCCTTACGTACATTTGGTTCACATCAACACCATGCGGTTGCCAGCTTGCAACATCACCATCAGAAAAATCAACATCGATTATGCCACTTTGCATTTTGGTTATGTTTGTGATTTTGGGCAAACCTTCTATATCAGTGCTCTCCGGATCCATTCCTAATGCCTCTCTCCATTTAGAGTTAAGCATGTAGAGACGATGAAACTGCCTAGGCCCAATAGATAATGTTTGAAAGTATTCATCATTTGTGTGTTGCTTAATGTAAGAATTAAGCAAATGTCTAACTGTTTTGGGGGCACCTGATGGTGCGTATTTCTTTGGTTCCGGCTGAGGTGAGGTTGGCTCTTCTGGTGAGGTTGGTGGGAGAATCTCTTCTTCTCCGCCAAATATCTTTTGTTGCCAAGCTTCTTTCATTACCTCTCTGACATATTGTTCCAATAATTTTTTGGTTATCTTCATCTTAAACCATCCCCTTTGCTGATTTGATTGATGCTAACAACGCAGCACCTTCCTCTGTTGCTGAGAGGTCCATTTCCATTTGCGGATTCAGTGCAATAGATGATGGGCCAAACATGTCTACCATCTGCTTAACGACAGAAAGTTGAATCTCAGGGGCTTTTGATGCTATGTCGGCTCCACCACCTGTACCAGCAGGACGACTTCTTGGATCAGGCTCCCCTCTCCTCATTCTTCCCATGCGCTTATGGTGAACGTGGGCTCCCATATCAAAATCATCCGATTCAGACAACACCTCACGAATCATTTTCATAAGTTGTTCAGTTGTTAATTTCATTTTATTAATTCCTATAAAAATGCCGGCGCTACCGGCGTGAGTCAACTACCGCTACAGCAGCGTCGAACAGGTTGTAACATCCATTTCTTACTCATAATACACTCCTAGTTGTAAAAAAGATTTATGCCTTCGTCTTTTACTATCATTGACAGAATGTAAGAGGTTCCAGCAGACAGCCAACCACAAATAAAAAAGTTTGCAATTGTATAGTCAAAAGTAAATAGTTCAGTCCCCCCATTTATCAAAAAAAGAAAGCAACCGACCCAAAAACCCATACAAAGTGGGCAGTGGAATAACAAAGTCCACATTTTCTCAGGATTTTTCTTTGGCCTTATTGATTCGAAAATCTTGCCATAAACCAAAATAAAGGTTAAACCATAACAGGCAAGCACAAAATAAAGTAGTTCCATTAAATCTCCAATTTTTTTCGTCAAATATTATCAGATATGTCAATATGTATATCTTCCATATAGATACGGCGCAAATATACTTCGTTGCATGATAGAGCCTTTCTCAGCTTCGTGAGGGACTTCACCCAACTCTGTTGACTCTTCTTGATCAGGATGCAACATTAAGTCATCCACCATATCATCATAATTATCATCCAAGAATGGCTTCTCTTCAAGTAGCCACTTGCTCACTTCATACAGAGTCATCTTGATAGAATCAACCTCTTTGGATTCATGCAGCATTCCCTGTAAGGAACCATAAACATTACCTCCCTCTATAGAGTCATATTGAATAATTCCTTTTTTTCTCAAATAATCAAATAGTCTTTTCTCTGCGCCGTAAGTCATGTCGGATACTATGTCTTTGGCGAAAGCAACAACCTTCTTTTTCTCAACCAGGATGATGATATCAATCTCTTTGTGATCAAATACCATAATGTCACCATTCAATGCTCTCCGCATGTTCAGTTTGTATTCCACAACCTTTGTCATTGGGCCGGCAATCTTAACAGATATGCCTTGTGGCTCAGACACGCTAACTCTAATTGGTTCAGCGTTAGGTTGAATGTTGCTTGATATTCTTACATCTATTGCCATTACTTGTTTACCTCCGCAACCAGGTCTTGGATATAAAAGATTTCCTTCACCATACTCTCAGTGATTTGAGCCTTGCCATAATTGTCGAGTTGACTCAAAACTTGCCTTGTTTTAGCCAAAAAGGCATCATTTTCAAGGATTTTTTGCTTTTTGGTACATAGGGCTACCTCTTTCTTAAGACGTGAAATTTCCTCGTTTATGAACGATTTAAGCCCTAGTCCATTATCAGAGAACGAGACAATGTAATTCATCAGCAAGTCTTTCTGTTCTTGTCTTAGACTGTTTCCATATGTTTCATTGAACTTCTTTGTGAACGTTCTGTACGTAAGGTTGTCTACGTGTGTCATTTCTTTTTCTTTTTTCTTTTCTGATGACATAAGCCCAACGAGCCTGCTCTCCACAAGTAGGCGATTCTTCGCCTTAAGGCTTGTGTTGAAGTAAGCACCTGCTGATGCGATGTCTTTGTAATTTGAAATAAAGTTTGCAAACGCAGAAGGAGACAGAGTTTCGTTAATCTGTTTTATCAGCTTCGTTTGTTCGTTAAAGATTGTCTTTCGGTTAAGGCTCTCGAAGTCCCTCTTTGTCTCTGGTAGAAGTCGTTGTGCGAATTCCATCGACACCTTCTTGCTCTCAAGAACAGTGCGATAAATATCCAAGTCCTGCTTGAGCGCAGAACCCTTCTTAAAGTTTTCTTTAACAATGTTCAGTATTTTCTGTTTTTTGTCTTTTTGATTTCTGACGATTGCCTTTGTTAGTTCTTTCATAAGGCATTCGTAAAGAAAAGCGGTATTTCTTTTCTTATTATGCTTCATCCTTTATCTCCTTTGATTTGAACAAGCCCTCAACAAGTTTGTTGATATCATGCTTAGTATTAAATAGTTTCTTTTCTTCCTTGTCGTGTGCTTCCATCAAACCACTTGACAATGAATCCAAACCACCGTAGCCTGATTTGCCTTTCCATATCGAACGAGTGGTGTTCCCATACTCTCCTCCGGTAGCCATTGATCTAAAGTTTTGACTTCTTCTGGAGTCTCTCTTTTTACCAGACATGTTGTACGGGCCCCGAGTATTATCATCTCTTTTTGCTGGTGGTTCTGCTAAAAGGATATCTTCCTCTTCATCTCCAGCGGCTGCTTCGTCTCCGCCAAGAGCTTCGTCGCCACCAAGCCCCTCATCTCCACCTAAGTCTTCTCCGCCTAGATCTCCACCTAAGTCGCCACCTAAGTCACCACCTAAATCGCCGCCCATCTCTCCTCCTTCACCAGCGCCTCCCTCGGCTGCTGCTTCAAGTTTGGCCGTGAACTTCTTATCAAAGAACATCTCCCTCTGCATACGAACGAATTCATCTTCTGAGAGTCCGAGAAGATTTTCGGCAACCCACCGTTTGGAGAAAAATCCTTCTGTGGCTGATCCAGCAATATCAAACTTAGCTTTCCAGTGTTCGATTTCTTGTAGTTCAGCTATCTTTGATGGGTTGTTTAAACTGAGACTGAACGATAACAAATCATCACCCCTGAAGCCAAGAGTAAAGAGATGAATGATTCCAATCTTTTCAAGTTCAGAAACAATCACGCGCTGAAGCCTTTGTATTGTTCTTGCAAAACGAATATCCTTCTGTGCCAAGGTTGTTTTATCTTCTGTGGCTCCTTCGCCCATTGTAAGGTATGATTGTGGAACCTTAAGAGCAGAGAAGAGCTTATCTCTAAGATACTTAACATCCTCTACTGTGCCTGTAAATTGTCCACCTGCCAAATTGTCTATCTTGGTGTTAGATGTTCCACCACGGACGGGAATAAAATAATCTTCCTCAATCGAAAGTGGGTTGTATCTCAAGTCAACACGTCCCGTTTTTGGATCGACAACTTGATGCCGCTTCATTTGAGTCATTACCTTTTGCATGTACTGTTCAACGTCCTGTGGCGCTATTGCTCCAACGTCGATATAAAACGCTCTACGCTCAGGAGAGCGCACAATTCTATATGCCATCATGGCATCCTCAAGCAAGGTAAGCTGTCTCCAAATCCGACGAGCCGGCTCTAGAACGGATGTGCCATACGGAACATGCTTATCATTACCCAAGACTCTAAAGTGAGCAACTTGCCAGTTCTCCAAAGTCATAGCAGCAGAGTTCCACTGATATTGAACGTAATTGGGGTTTGATTCATCTTCGCCCTCCATTCTCTCAATCTCATGAGGTGGGAGCCCAATAACACTCCTTATGCCTTCTACTTCATCAATATCCAAATACAAAAACAAATCACCATATTTACACATGGTTCGAGACCAACCAAATAGATTGTGTTCAATATTCAAAACATTGTGGTATAGCGTGTGAAGCACTGACTTAATTTCATCATTTGAGCACTTAATCTTAAGCATCTCTTGTAGAGATGAGTGCGTTGTCATTTCGTCTGCGTATATGTCAAGAGACGAATTTATCTCCGGTGTAAACTCCATTTGATCAAAATCAACATATCTCTCTGATCGATTCCTGTTGGAAATCATATTGATGGTTGTGATGCTCATTGGGTTATATTCAGATTTTTTAAACTGTTTCCCTGAAGCAGATTTAAATCGGCTGGCGTACATATCCAAGTGCCGCCTCTTTAATTTTCTTCCAGTTTGCGTATTGCGTTGGGTTATCGGCCCAGAAAACATTCTTGTAAGGGCACGGAATAATCCGGACTCCTCATTATACGGGTTTTTGTTGCTTTTAGCCATATTGTTTTATCCTTTGTAAATCCACATAAAGTCTTTTACTTGCTGTATTTGTTCTCTGTATTTATCATTGTGACTTTGGTTATAGCCATGCATACCTTTTATTGCGGTATTCATCACGTTATCACTCTTATACATAGAATTTAACATTGCTTTTTTATATTCCACTTCTTTTTGGTTAACCTGTAGCGCGGTGTCGCGAACCCAGCATGCAATTGCCAAAGCCATAACCAAATCATCATTATATGAACGCATGGCTTGTGGTTTTCCATTATGCCATATAAAGGTTTTGATTTCGTGAAAGATTCTTGTGGAATGTGTTTTTATCATTTTGTTTCTTATGAACTCTTCAAGCTTTGCCACAATAAGTGGGCGAGTCTTGATAGATGTAGTAAACCCGGCAACCGCATTTGTCATTGCTTCCCCTTGGATTGCTTCTACAAATTCATGAGTAGACTTTATTGAATAGTATAGATTAGGGTATCCCAAGGTTATCAACTTTTCTAAAATTGATATACCAATGCCGTTGTTCTCCACAACAAGTAAGCAATTTCCAAATTCAGAACCAGCAGAGTATAGCATTTGCGAATACATGTCTAGGTTTGGTTTTCCTTGATACTCAGCTACAACTTCCATAGATTCCAGTTTAATAACGTGAAAAACAGAATTATCTGCACCGTCTCCTCTAGCCACATCTGCGACAAGTAAGTATGTATTGCCCTCATTGTATTTCTCCCACATCCACATGTTTCTGTCATATCCAACCCGATAATCAGGCTCTTTTATGTTTGTTCCTATCCAAGCAATATCGTCTGGATGTATGACAGTGTCGCCAGATGTATTAAAATTGCAAAGCAACTCTTGAGCTATTTGCCTCTTAGACATGTTCTTGGTTTCTTTTTCAAACCAAGCCTGATCTCGTTCTGGGTGTACATCCCACAGAAGCCGAATTGGGTTGAATTCGTTCTCGCCGTCAACGGCATCTACATACGTCTTATGAAACCAGTTACCAGTCCCTTTAGGAGTAGAAAGCGCTATGCACCTACCACCTGTTGCTAGGGTAGAATAAATTGCTGTCCAGATATCATCCATCTTCTCAACGTGTGCCGCTTCATCTACCACCAGGAGAGACAATGCCTCAGAACGACCTGCGTCTTCTGACGTTGGAACAGCTTTGATAATTGAACCATTTGACAATTCAAATGATGTTCTGTTGTCTACTGATATCTGTGCCACCTTCATCCAATCTGGTAGATTTTTCATCATGCTTTTGACTTTCTTTACAAGGTTAGCTGCTGTGCTGAACTTTGTTGCAAGAACAACGATGCTCTTCTCTTTATGAAAGAGCATGAACCAAACACAATAAGCAGCGGTGATTGTTGAAATCCCCAACTGCCTGGCTTTTAAAATAATATTGAATCGAAAATCGCTATAATCATTAAGCAAATCATCTTGATAAGGGTAAGTTTTAAAGCCTATTAGTCCTCTCATGGGATGACTTATGCGACAATAGTTGTTAATAAAGTATTGCGAATTCTTACCAGATTTAACTATTTCCTTTACTATTTCCTTTTTGGTCAAACGAAATGCCATTTGACATTAGCCCTTTTTCCTTGTATCATTTTGGGGGCGCTTATTCTTATTGTCTAAATCCAAAAACTTTCGCCATGAATCTTCAACCTTTCTGTTTTCAGAGCCGCCCCAATCTGGATCTTCTTTGATACCTGAGATTTTAAAATATTGATGCGCTTGAACAAAATTCCGAACCCTAGACACCGATTGTGCAAGGACACTGATGTCTCCTGCTTTTGTAAGGGTTACGCCATTTCCAGTGATTGCCTTATATTCTTTTTGAAGAAACTTCTTAACTTCATTTATCATACGAGCCATCTCGTCTTCAAAGCCTCCACCATATATTTCCTTCAGCATAATATCTGCTTGATAGTGGATGCAAATTTGATTACCTGCAAATTTGACGCTAAAGCCATCATTTATTCTGCTGTCGAGGAGAGGATCACCTTCTTCTCTTTTCAAGCCAACTTTACGAGCTTTGCCGTCATGAGAAAATCGTTCATCATGAGCGCCATCGTACACATTAGCAGCAGCTTGTGCTAATCCTTGAACTATCTCTAAAATATTTGATTCAGCCATTATCTATTTCTCCTTAACTTTGACTCGACGCTACAAAAACCTCTATATCAACAGCACCAGTATCTGCTTGGGCATTAATTGTCTCAATATCTGCGAAGGCAGAAAAAACAGAGTCAGCGGCAAGAGCTTCAAGCTTTGTGTTGTGAAAAATAATTGTCTCACCTTTCTCAAGCTTAAAGTATGCCCTATCGTTCGTATCAGTATCCAACAAACCTATTGTAACGAAGTTAGTATCATCCAAATTGGTTATTCGAATATACTTAACATCGCCGGCAACATAAGTACCAGCGGCGACTGCTGCCCCGAAAGACAAAACCGTAACTAATGATGTTGGTATTCTAGCTATTCTTTGTGATACCATGTTGACAGCATCAATCGATTGAATATTCTCATATGTATGCCTAACACCATTAAGAGTGATGTCTTCCTTTACAGTGACTTTTAAACTTGAGCTTTTTACTTTAGATGCCATATGCTTTATTAGGTCTCCAGCCTGATGCCCATCGCTCCTCTCTGCCTTCTACCCACTGGATGTAACACTTTTCACAACAATCAAACTTTGACATATAAACATCATCCTTTGATTTAAATGAATACGTATTGCACACTGGGCATGAGCGCTTTGATTCTCTTGTAAGTAGTTTCTTGGATATGAAAACTCCATTTACTTCCTCTTGAGAAAATTCATGCTCAATGTAGTTGTCGTGAAGTTTTTTTAAATCTTTAAGATATTGCTTTTCTTTGTCGTCTGTCCACTGTTTCTTTGGATGTTGAACAGTATCATCTCCATATTTTTCCGCTATTGCTTTTTCAATCTTAATCGCATAATTCGGATCTTTACTTTTCATTGTAGCTCCACTTATATTTAATCAGTAGTAAGTAACGCAGCTACTGCCTGTGCTAGCACCAATGGATCTAGTCCAGATGGCTCCGCTAATTTTTTAATATCACCCTTAACTTTAGTAGCTATTGTTTCTGCTGCTTGGGGTACATCAGTAATAGCCTTCATTATCTCTTCTCCGTCATCCGCCTCTCTAATTGATACATTGAAGGCGTCAACCTCTTCTTTAATAATTTGTTTTAATCTTTGCTCTGTTAACTTCATTGTGGTTTCTCCTATTTTACAGCATGCATAATCCCAATTGATGTAAGCACACCAGCCACGAAGCCACCTGCTAGCCATAAATTGTTATTGCTTGGTTTAATTAGTTTCTTAAGTTGTTCATTTTCATCTTTCTTTATTGTAATCATATCATTTAATCTCTGATCATCAGCTTCGCACCTTGCCTCTAGTAAATCATATTTGTGCTTCTCTTCGGCTTTGGCTCTTCCTTTGTGGTATTCTATCTCAACATTGCACTGTTGGGCTTTGTATCTATTGTCCACTATAAGTTTTGATACCGCTTCTGAATTGAAAAGTCTCCCATCAAAAGGAGCTTTCTGCCCTTTCTTGAGAACAATAAATTCTGGCTCTGTTCCGTATGCGACAGGGCTAGCCAACAATAATAACATTAAAATCATCTTTACCTCACTGTATATCTTTAGTTGATTGATTAATCTCTATTGTGAAATCTTTCCTGAGTTTGATTAGTGGGTTGAAGTTTGCCTTCTTCCTCTCCAACACAAGGGCACCTTGGGGCTTTACTAGCTCCCCCTCAAGTTCTAGTGCCTCAAAATCGATTTCTGTTTTGTCTTTATAGACGACTTTTGGCTCATCGTCTGCAATGGAAACTGTGCTGTATGACAGAAGAACCATGATAAAGTATTTTTTCATTTGCTCTTTCTCCTTATGAGTTTGTTTGTCTTTGCAATCTCGGAATGAAGCTCACTAATTTCCTGCTCTATGTTGTCAAGACGCATTTGAGTTGTGTAATAAAAGCCACCAAGAATTGCAATAGCTGCGCCCACTGTCAATGCTGTTTTGATATCGATTTCTGCTTTCATCCTTTTTGAATTCCCATCTCTTGCTCTAAGATTCTGTCTATCTCTTCGGGGCTGTGTTTTGCTTTTTGTACCATTTTCTTGATTGCCTCTTTTTGGCTGTGGGTTGTGTTCCACTTGTCTTCTTCATACTTCTCTTCAATTTTCTTAACCGCTTC